CCACGACGACGGCAAAGTCAAGTCGAAGCGCTGGAGGATGATCTGGGTGACGTCCATGTTGGACGCTGTTGTCCAGTCGTTCACGCACCGCGACCAGAACAAGGAGGACATCTACGCCTACTCAGGCGGCGCGTTGAAGTGCCAGGGGATCGGCATGGGTCACAACGACTCAGGGATCCAGCTCACTGGCGAGACGCTCGAGTGGGTTGCCGGTGACCAGCCTACGGTGCAGTGCTCCGACGCTTCGGGGTGGGACCTGTCGGTCACGCGAGACGCCATTGTGTATGACGCCGAGCGGAGGATCAACAGGCTCTCCCGCGAGTGCCCGCTGTCGTGGGAGTTGATCATGGCCGAGGCGTTCTGCAATTCCGCGCACGTCGTGGTGGTGGGGCGCTACTTGGTGTGCCCGACCCACTTCGGGATCACCGCTTCGGGGATCCCGAGCACCTCAGCGCAGAATTCGCCGATCCGATCGCTCACTCTCGTGGCGTCGGGCGCGGACCGAGCTCATTCCATTGGCGACGATGAAGTGCACTCTGGAGACGTTGACGTGGTGCTGTTGGCGACCACGGGCGTGATCACCAAGGGTGACATTCAGGAGTGCCCGGCGGATGGCCCGATCGACCTCACGTCGCACGACTACTACAAGCAGAATGGCAAGTGGACCGCACGGTTCAAGAACTTGCCGAAGATGCTGGCCCACCTCGACCTCAAGCGAGCCGAGGGCTGTCCGCCTCTCCCCGATGCCATTCGGGGCATGCGGTACTGCCTGCGCAACTCGCCGGACGAGGATGCCATCCTCTGCGCCTTCGTGCGCGGCATGGGGTGGGACTTGGTGGAGCCCGAGGAGTTGCCGTGGGGGGAGTGAGTGAACGCGAGGAGAACGCCTGCGAAGTCCCGCAGGGGCGTCTTGGCTCAGGGCATTAATTGACTGCTTGCATATGCAAGCTGGCGGTCGAGCATTCCCGCCATCAATTTCAACTCTCCGCTTCAACCATTCAGATGGTGAAGCCGCGTCGCATGATCCCGGTGTCCGCGCCCAAGGCGCAGGCCCCTCGTCGACGCACACAACCAGCTCCCGCCCCCAAGGCGAAGGCCCGGAGCCGCCCCGCTGCAAAGCAGCGTGCGGGCCCTCCGCGGCAGCAGCAACGCATCTCTTTCGACCCGTTGTCGCCCTCCCTGGTCCCAACCACGCAGTTCCAGGCCAATGCGCTCGCGCATACTGGCCTCGTGCGGATGGAGGAGACCGTCTCGAGCACCCTGCGGACACTACTTGTGGTGACCAACACGGGACGCTCGGGCACAGTCGCCTACATTCGTCGGAAGGCTGCTGGAGCTTCCAGCGTGCACACGGTGCCCTTGTTGGCAGCCGCGGACACCGCTGGTGGGCCGACCTCTGGCAGGGCGATGAAGGCAGGAGTCACCGTGGTGAACAACACCGCCGACATCAAGTGTGGTGGCAGGGTGTACTTCCTGAACTGCGATTCTCGTGTCTCTCTACCGGCTGCCCCTTCGGCTCTCTCGGATGCTCAGTTCGACACAGTGGTGAACAAATTGTTGGCTCACCCAGGCTGTCGGTCGATGTCCGGGAAGCAGTTGCAGCGGCCGACGGATTTCACCTCGCATGTGGTTGATCCCGTCACCTACGACACGTTCGGGGAGTGGCAAGGCACAGAGACTGCCGACAGTTTCGGCGAGCATTGGGCTATCTGGCCCGGTGCGGATCCGTACTCGCGGCCCATGTCTACCTTGTTCGTCATCTTCGACGAGCCCGCCGACGACCAGGACTACACGTTCTCGGTTCG